GCTCGAGAAAAAGAAGCCGAACTGGCACAAACCCTTAAAGACAAGACTGCAGCACTCCGAAAGGCAAGCAATGCTATTCAAGCCAAGAAGACTGATACTTTTAAGCGCATTGACTCTGGCGAGTTGCGCTTCCCCTCCACCTGTAGTGTTCAAGCCAGTACAAATGCCGGAACTGCCGGAGGAGATACAAAAGATGGAGCCGAATCTGAGCGACAGGCTCTTAAAGATATTGTCACCATCGCAGCAGACGGTGACCTCGCCATCACCCGCCTCAACGCCTGTATCGACCAGTACCAAGCAGTAAAGGACAAGGTCAATGTTAAACAGTGATCAACTTCAAAAGCTGGGTATCAGCCCTGCGTGGGTTGATGGCTTGAACAAGACCTTTGAGCGGTTCCACATCGCCACGCCCAAGCAACAAGCCATGTTCATTGGGCAATGTGGGCATGAGTGCGCTAACTTTAGGATTCTGGAAGAGAACTTGAACTACAAAGCGGCTACATTGATGCGGCTTTGGGATAAACGCTTCCCCACACAAGAGATTGCCAATCAATATGCAGGAAACCCCAAGAAAATTGCCAACATGGTTTACGCAAACCGAATGGGCAACCGTGACGAAGCTTCTGGCGACGGGTTTCGTTTTCGAGGGCGGGGATGCGTTCAGCTTACCGGCCACGCAAATTATTATCACGCCGGACAAGCGCTCGGGTTCGACTTCGTCATGCACCCCGAACTCATCGCCACCCCAGAATACGCAGCCCTGACCGCTGGGTGGTTTTGGGACACGCACAAGTTGAACGCCCCGGCCGAGGCTTGGGACTTCATCAAATGCACAAAGATCATCAATGGTGGCACAATTGGCCTTGAAGAACGCCGTAAACACGCAGAACATGCGCTTGCTGTTCTCACCTCCTAATGGGAAAATAAGGTATGACCACACCAAGCTTTGTCCTCACCTATGATTCCCTGACGAGTACTGTCCTTCAGTACTTGGAGCGGCAAGACCAAGCGGTCGTCAACTTCATCCCCACAGCCATCTCGTTGGCTGAGTTTGAGATCGCCCAAGAAATCAAAACATTGGGCCAACTGGAAGTTGTTGATTCAACCCTCCAAGCTGGTAGCGCAGTTATCCAAAAGCCCGCACGTTGGCGCAAGACTGTGTCCATGACACTGGTGGACGGTTCTGGCAACAAACAGCCCTTGCTGCTGCGCAAACTGGAATACCTAAACAACTACTGGCCCGTGGTGAGCGCAACCGCACAGCCGCTGTATTACGCCGACTATGACTACGATCATTGGTTCGTGGCGCCTACACCTGATGCGGCATACAGTTTTGAGGCTTTGTGCTACACCCGACTCCAGCCGCTGGACTCAAACAATCAAACCAACTGGCTCACGCAGAATGCACCCAATGCCATGCTGTTTGGCACATTGAAACAAACAGCCCCATTCTTGAAGAACGATGCTCGACTGGCTCTGTGGAGTCAGATGTTTACCGAAGCATTGAACGCCCTCAAGACCGAAGACGTATCCCGCGTTGGCGACCGTTCTGCGGTGGCTGTTGACAGTTAAGGCAAACCATGACCACATATATCAGTCCGTTTACCGGCCAAACAATTTCACCGAGCCAAGTCTCTTACGAGTCGCTGACGATCAGCGCTAACACGCCTCTTGAGTGGCCGATCAACGGTAATGACGCCGTCACCTCGGCGAACATCATTGACGTGACCGCAACCATTGGTGCGGCATCGTTCCGGGGAACTATCTCAGGCACGACCCTGACTGTGACCTCTGTGACCTCTGGCGTGGTTCAAGTTGGCCAAACTATCATCGGCACGAACATCGCCGCAGGGACGACCATTACAGCCCTTGGAAGCGGCTCTGGAAGCACCGGCACATACATCATCAGCATCTCGCAAACAATCGGCACGGCTGAGGTTATTACGGCCTCTGCGTTGCTTTTGGAGTTGCCCCCTGCCACTCAGGTGTCGACCGGCCAAGCCATCATCGTGCGCAACGTTGGCTCTTACACTTTCACGGTGGCTGACAACTCTGGCAACACCATCGTGTCCGTGGCCTCCGGGATTGCATACTACATCTGGCTGACAAACAACTCAACTGTCAACGGTACATGGACTGAGGTTCAGTTGGGTGCTGGTACGTCATCCGCCAACGCCTCACAGTTGGCTGGATATGGCTTAGAGGCTCTGGGCGCAACGCTGAACACCATCACACCCATCACCAGTTACTACTCCAGTTCTACCCTGAGCGCAAACGCTCAGTCACAGTTGTCTGTGTGGCGCGGTGGTGCTGGCACGATCACGTTGCCCGCGGCTTCTGTGGTGGGCATGAATTGGTTCACCATCATCAAGAACAACGGCACCGGCATCTTGACGGTTCAAACTTCTGGCACCGATACGATTGACGTTACAAACGCTTCCGTTCAGTTGCAGATCGGTGAGTCGTTTGCTCTGGTGTCTGATGGTTCAACTGGCTTCAGTTCTTGGGGTTATGGCCAGAGCACTCTGTTCAGCTTCACGCAAGAACAAATCTCAGTGACCGGCGCTGGCGCCACGATTACGCTGACATCCAGCCAAGCCTCTTATACGTTGCAAGAATACTCAGGTGTCCTGAGCCAAAACACAAACGTGGTTGTTCCTTCCACGGTTCAGTTCTACGTCATCACCAACAACACAACTGGTTCATACACGCTGACTTTCAAGACAAGCGTTGGCGGTGGTGCAACAACAACTATCCCCAACGGCTCAACCGTTGCGATGGTGTGCGATGGCACGAACGTCTACGCTGTTTCGACTGTGTCCAACAACGTCACCTCGCTGACCTTGAGCGTGGGATCATCGACTAACCCCTCGCTGAACTTTGTGGGTAACCTGACAACTGGTTTGTATTTGCCCAACTCAAACCAAGTGGGTATCACGATCAACGGCTCTGAGCAAGCTTACTTCAGTTCAACTGGACTGACCGTGTTTAGCGGTATCAGCGGGGGCACATTTTGACCTCTAAAGTCATAGCCCTACAAATCCCGCCGGGTATACAGCGGGATGGAACTCAATTTGCTGCTCCGTCTTATGTCGACGGTGAGTGGGTGCGTTTCCAGCGTGGCTTGCCCAGAAAGATTGGCGGCTACACCGGCGCCTTCTTGAACGCTTCGGGCATCTCTCGTGGTCTTACCATGAGCGCCTCAAACGGCCTCAACTACATCATCTCTGGCTACAGCGCAGGCATTCAACAATGGGTCACCAACAACGTGACGGCCATCGGTACTGGGCCAACACCGTTCTCGTTGCCAACCGCACCGACATTCACGCCAAGCGCCAACAACTTGTGGCAGTTTGACATTGGTTGGGACTCAACCGGTGGGAATGCTCTTCAGTTGATCGCCCACCCCGGACAGAATCTGAACTTCATCTCAAGCACCGTCAATACACGTCCTTTGTTCGGGCCGTTTACTGGTACAACTCTGGCGCCAGTTGGTGTGTTTACGGCCGCAGGGACAACAACAAATACGCTGAAAACCGTCACGTTTGCCACCACCATTGCTGGCATCGGGCCGGGTGTGACCGTGACAGGAACTGGCATCCCTGCCAACACTTATGTGGTGTCTGCCAACACTGTAGCCGGTGTCTGGACGGCAACTTTGAACAACGCCGCCACCGCATCCGGCACGGTGACATTGACCTTTGACAACAACATCTCCGTGTCCGGCGGTGTTGTGATGCTCTACCCCTATTTGTTTGTGTACGGCAACAACGGGCTGATCCAAAACTGTGCGGCTGGTGACTTCACCAACTGGACATCGTCTGACGCCAACGCCAACAACGTGGCCTCTACAAAGATCGTGAAGGGGCTTCCAGTTCGTGGTGGTACTACATCACCCTCTGGGCTGTTTTGGTCGCTGGATTCGGTTATACGCGTGTCCTACACCCCAACAACAGTCACCACAGGAACCACGTCATCGACGTTCTACTGGCGCTATGACTTGATCACCCAACAAAGTTCGATCATGTCGTCCAGTTCTGTCATTGAGTATGACGGCATTTACTACTGGTGCGGCGTGGATCGGTTCTTGATGTACAACGGTACGGTGCAAGAAATCAAGAATGATCAGAATTTAAACTGGTTCTTTGACAACGTGAACTTCAGCCAGCGCCAAAAAGTCTGGTGTACGAAAGTTCCTCGCTGGGGTGAGATTTGGTGGTTCTACCCCCGCGGTGACGCTACAGAATGCACCGATGCAATCATCTACAACGTGCGTGAATCACAACTTACCGGCAAACCGGTGTGGTACGACGCTGGTTCTGCCCCCGGCGCCCGTCGCTCGGCTGGCATTTTCACCGAAGTGTTCCCGAAACCCATCTGGGGTGGCACGGACGCCACTCCGATTGTTTCGTTCCAAGGCTCGGTGAGCGGTACGACGTTGACTGTCACCGCTATGAACTATGGAACCATCTTTGTGGGTCAGATTCTGCAAGGTCTTGGCGTCTTAGATCAAATGGTCATCACCGCTCAAGGAACTGGAACCGGTGGGACTGGCACATACACCGTCAACAACCCCACAGGAACGGCCGTAGGGGCCACAACTTTGTATGCGAATGGCTATACAGTGTGGCAACACGAAACCGGCACAGATCAAGTTTATTTGACAAACGTCGATGCGATCTATTCAATGTTTGAGACACCAAGCCTTGGTGGTCTGGCTGGGTTGGTTGGCTCGACTCAACAGCCGGGTGACAACAACTGGACTCGCTTAGAGCGTATTGAGCCTGACTTTGTTCAAAATGGACAAATGGATGTGATTGTTACAGGTAAGGGTTATGCCGATGAAACGGATCAGCCCTCTCTTCCATACAATTTCGATCCCACCACTTTGAAAATTGACATGCGTGAACAACGTCGTGAAATGCGGTTGCGTTTTGAGTCGAACACGTTTAATGGGAATTACCAAATGGGCAAGATCATCCTCAGTGTCGACACCGGCGACGTGCGCGGCACCGGCAATCCTTAAAGGGGAATAAATTGGTCACATACGATCCCCGCGGAATGACTTGGGACACCTACTGCAAACTAATGGAGGAGTTGTTTGCTCCGAATCAGCTTGGCCATGTCGACGAAGAACATTGGATGGACTGGGTCGACGGGTTAAACGGTATCGGTTACTTCACGCAGTCGGGCATCCCTGATGCACGTCAGTTCAGCGACTGGCGTGGTTGGGCTGAGGCCATGTGCGGAATTATGAGTATCACGGGGTAAATATGCGCGGAACTACAGTTAACAGAGCATATTGCTGCGTTTTCGACAGCAATGCTTATTCTTCCCCACTTTCAAATCCCGCAGTAACCGGCAGTGTTGATAACATATCGGCTGGTGCTTTGCCTGCGGTGACGCCCGCCCCCGCGCTAGCCCCTGCTCCAGCCCCTGCTCCAGCCCCCACTTCACAATACGGCAATCTGTCTACGCTTGGTTGGCAGAACCTGACTTGCTGTCAGATGAACAACATCGGGTCGTACGCTGAGACGATCCCGAACCTGCAGAAGCAGTACGACTACAACGACAACTTCCTGAGCTATGGGGGTTGCCAAAATGGCATGATTTACGACACGCAAGGGCGTATCACAAGCGGACTCAAGTGTGGTTACGCCTACACCGTCGATCCTGAAACCGGCAACATCACAGACAAGACCTATGTGGGAAATGGCGGTTGCTCTTTCGGCGGAATATTTAAAGGCATTGGAAAAGTTCTTTCTAACCCAATTGTTGACTCTATTGCAATTGGCCTATTGACCGGCGGCGCTGGACTTGGTCTTACTTGTGCAATTGCTGGTGCGATTGGATCTACAGGCTCGGCAGTTGGTGATGCCGCTCTCTCTGGTGCAATTTCTGGCGGAACAAGTGGCGGTTTAACAAGTGCATTACAAGGAAAGTGCATCGGCGCTGGCCTTGTAGGCGGCGCATTGACTGGCGGCGTGGGTGGCGCTGCGGGCGGTTTCGCAACTTGCCTTGGTGCTTGTAAGTCTTTGGCAAGTGCCGCATCTGGTGCAGCAAGAGGTGCAACAGGCGCTGCGCTAAACAATGGTTGCGTGGTGCAAGGGGCATTGGCTGGTGGTGCTGGTGCTGGCGTTTCTACGGCCGTGAACAATGCGATTTGTTGTAACTCAGTAGGAAAAACTGCTGGCAACCTTGCGGGTTCTATTGCAAGTGGTTTGGTTACTGGACAAACACCAAACATTACTGGCGCTCTGACAAACAGTTTAATTGGGGCAGGTGTTGGTGCAGTAACCAATCAAATTGGTGATGCAATCAATAACGCCACAACACCCACTTCAACGTGCATGTCGGGCTTTTACACGCCTACAGACACCACCTCACTGGCCAACTATCAAGCCAACCAACCATCACCTGATACAACCGGTTTGGGCAGCGGCAACTACAACACCGACACATCTGGTGGGTTGGATTTCCTGAACAATGCAGGTTCTCCCACCCCTAGCGCTCCAGCCAGTACGACGCCTACTGTTACTGACACCAGCCAATTGGCTGATGGCTCATGGAAATACACCTATTCAAACGGCACATGGGTGGTGACCGATCCAAGCGGTCAGAAGCTGTATGACAACTACAGCCAGCCCACGGATGCTTCAACTGTGACACCTCTCAGCGAGTCAAGTTATACGCCTAGCAGCGATCTGGAAAATGTGGATGTTGCCAGCACTTCAACTTCTGGCCAAGATACTGCCGCACCTCCGGGTGAAGCGAGTTACACGCCGCCATCAGGTGGTTTGCCGACCGTCAATGTCACCGATACATCTCTTTCTGGACAAGACACGGCTGCACCTCCCGGAGAGGCCAGCTATACACCGTCCGATAACAGTGGCTTACAGACTGTTGTCGTGACCGGTCAAGATGACTCTTCGACCATTCAACCAACAGAACCAGATGTCCAGCCTATTGGCGCATTGCCAAGCGACTTCTTGGACAACATTGATACCAGCGATCCGTTGCAAACCGTTGAAGTGACCGGTCAAAAACCAACCGACACAACCATTCAACCGACTGAGCCAACTGCTGGTGACATAACCCCAGTTAAACTGGATGTGAACACCGGCGACACCTCTTCGTCTTCTTCTGGTAAGACCAGCAGCGGCTCAAGTAGCGGTTCAAGCAGTGGCTCGGGTAGCGGTGCCGAACCATCAACCACACAGCCCACACAGCCTGCATTTGGTAAAGCCGAGTCTGTCTTGAAGTCGTACATGCCTAACACGCAGTTCAATAAAGAGGCTGCGCTCAAGCAACTGTACGATTCACTTGATCCTGACCTCAAAGCTGCTTTGCAGGTATCTGACTCGTCGAGCGAAAAGAAACCAGCAGAAGAAAGCTACAAAGATTTTGTAGCCCCAGCAGATTTTGAGAAAGAAGTCCCACTTATGCCAACCTCTAAACACGGCGGACTCATTCACATGTCAGGAGCCGGTAGCGTTTCAGATGCGGTGGATGATCTGATTTCGTCCAACACGCCAACCATGCAAAGCATATTTAATGATGCGCAAAAAGCTTTTCAGCCCACTCCAATGCGGGCGCCTGCATCTACTGGCCTTGAATCCAGCACCAAGTACATTCAGCAAGTCAAGCCACATCAATTGCAACAACTTTACAACTCCATCAATCCTGCCCTGCGCGGCCATTTGATGGGTGGCGGCCCAGTTGTTGGTGTGGGCGGTATGGCTGAAGGAGGCCTTCCAGCGCGTTATCACCCCGAGGCGCCTGAAGGGCATCACCCAGAATTTATCACCGGCCAAACGGGCTATTACGCGGCTGGACGGGGCACTGGCCAGTCAGACGACATTCCTGCCATGCTCCACGATGGTGACTATGTGATTGACGCTGATTCCGTGGCCCAGTTGGGTGACGGTTCTAGCAAAGCAGGCGCTCAGGCGCTTGAGCATTTCCGCAACCAGATCCCCCATCACGCTCATGGCGGCTCTGCAAGTCCAGTTCCCGCTAAGATTGCGGACGGTGAATATGTTCTCCCCGCGGCTTTTGTAACTGCTTTAGGCGGTGGAGATAACAAGACAGGATCGAAGTTGCTGGATAAAATGCGCGAAGAGTTGCGAGAACACAAGCGGTCTGCGCCTGTCAACAAGATTCCACCCAAGGCGAAAAGCCCGCTTGATTACCTCAGAATGGCGAAAGGTTAAAAAATGGCCAACCTCCTGCAAAGTTCACAAAACACGGCAACGACAGCGCCGTCGTATTACAACAATTACCTCTCAGGAATTGCCCAGCAAGCGACATGTAAATGCGGGCCAATTCAAAATGCCACTTATGTCGGTGCCACCGATCTGCAAAATAAAGCCTTCAACACCGTAGGCTGTGCGGCCAATGCAGGTCAGCCAAACCTCGGTGCGGCCACCAACACTCTGGGCGCTGCTGCTGGCTCTGTCAGCCCTCTGGCGGCTGGGGCAAGCAACCTGCAAAACGCAACGACCTGCGCTGCTTTACGCGCTCAGAATTACATGAACCCTTACATTAGTTGCGTAGTAAACGCAATCGGTGATCTGGGTCAACAAAACATTCGCCAAAACTTGGCTCCCATGGCCACCGCCGCCGCGGTTGGTTCGGGTCAGTTTGGTTCACAGCGTGGCGCTCAGGTGCTGGGTCAGACTTTGGCCAACGCCAACCAACAGATTTTGGCCTGCCAAGCCAAAGCCTTGCAATGCGGCTACAAAACGGCTCTATGCACCGGCATCAAGCAAAACCAACTGTGTGGTCAACTGGGCCAAATCAGCGGCACTTTGGCTTCATGCGGCATCAAGAACTTGACAAACATTGGCACCGCTCAGGGCACTCTGTCTTGCATAGCGCAACAGCAAGGTCTGAAGGGCGTGAATGCTCTGGCCACCTTGGGTTGCCAACAACGAACACTCTTGCAGAATGCTCAGTGCTACCCCCTGCAAAAGCTGACCAACTTGTCGAACTTGCTGAAGGGCTACACAGTTCCTACATCAACAAAACAGACTTTGTGCATGTCGCCGTTGTCTGGATTGGCCAGCGTTGGCGCTACTGCGGCCGGTATTATTGGCCCTAACGGGTTAAACATTGGTAAATGTATCGCAACCAAATTGGGTTTTGGTTCTGGTTCTAACCCTGTAAATTTGGGCACAACTGGCCAAACTTCTGGCGGTGATTCAACCGGAACCATGGATTACTCAGGCGGTATAACTGCTACCCCAAGTCAATCTAGTCCAACTGGGTATGTGAATTCCGCAGGTCAACCAGTAGACGTAAATGGCAACACTCAAGGTGTGAATTTCAACAATTCTGGCGGATGTTATGGTTGCTTTGCCCAAGGCGGCGCAATTCGTGCAGCACAAGGTGGCCCAATCGGTTGCGCATCCACACGTCACATGGGCGGTTTGCCCACAACTCGGAGATAAGACATGGCTGAACAGCAAAACATGGCTTCTGGATTCCCCAACCTTTCCAACTTAAATCCCGAAGGTTTGGGCGACGAATACGGCAAAAATATCAATGCAATTCAAAAAACCCTTGATGATCTTGAGGCGCGTTATCAACAGCCAAACTGGTTCAAAATTGCTGCTGGTTTTGCCAAACCTCAGTTGGGTGGTTTTGTAGCCTCTTTGGGTAGTGCTGCGGAAGCCCAAGGTGAAAACATTGAACAACAACGCCGCTTGGCCATTCCGCTTGCTCAAATGCGGGCACAGTTGGGTGTGCAAAGCGCCGTTATGGGTCAAAATAAAGCTGCTGCTGATTATCTGGACAATTGGCAAAAAGACCATCCCGGTCAACCAATTCCTCAAGATGTTTATGAGCGTGCCTCATCCATTTCTCCAAACACGCCTCGAGTTCAGGCGGTTGGTAAGTCTTTGGAAGTCGGACGAGCAGAACAAGGTTTGGCTATAGAGCGTCAAAAGGCAGCAATGAGCCGAGTCAATGCCGCAATTGCTTTGCACCAAACGCCTGATCCAAACGATTTGGCTGCGGCTGGCATGAAGCCTCCACAAGCGCTTGCTGCTGAAACTCCTGCTGCTGTTCCTGCTGGAACTCCTGCTCCAACGCCTGCTCCAAAGCTTGATGCAGGCTCTTTGGCTACATCTTTAGGCGTTCCAATTATTAGTGGAACACGAGATCATGATGAGCAACAAAAACTTTGGGATGAGAGTGTTGCGGCCGGTCGTACCGGTGTTACACCTCAAGGAAATCCTATTGCCAAGCCCGGAACCAGCAAGCATGAAACTGGTATGGCTATTGATGTCGACTCATCAAAATTTACTGACGAACACAAGAAAGCATTAACTGACAATGGTTTCGTTCAACCGATGCCAAAACAAGACCCAAATCATTGGGAATTGAAGACTGCTGCCCCAACATCAGCCGTGTCAAAAAAATATGATTTGCTTCACCCTCAAGTGAACAGCCAAGAGTTGTCAATGTTGCCAGCCGATCAGGCAAAAGAAATTTTGGATTCGCGCAGATCATCTGCCAAAGTTGCCGAAGACAACAGTGCCGCAATTATTCAAGACCTATCTCGATTTACAAACCCAGCGTATTACACACCATATATGGATCATGTAACTGCCGCAAAAAATTTGATTCAAAAGAATCAAGGGGCTGCTGCAAGAGTGTTTGACGTTATGGGAACTGGAGATATACAAAGCCAAATTATGAAAGCCGCACAAGAAGGCGGCGGTTTTCATACAGGCGTTTTTTCTGGTCAAATCAATTTACCTGCCGAGGCTTGGGTTAAAGCTGGCTTGAGCAAAGAATTAGCTTCATACGCCAACGATATTGCAACTCACTTGTTGGCTGCATCAACATTGAAAAATCGAATGATGAACGCTAACACAGCCAACCCCCCAGTGGCTGAATTCCAAGCTTTACAAAATGCGATGCCTAATTTGCATCAGCGTTGGGATAGTGCATTGAATGCGTTGAAGCAAGATTCTTTGGACATTTTCTATCAAAACAAATTGCATGATGCCTACATGAAGGATCTTGTAAATGTTGATAGAACGCATGAGATGGCGCCTTACACATCCGTGATTCATCATTCCAAACGTGCTTCTGATGTAAAAAGCGCATGGAATAAAGATAAACAAGATCTCAGAGATGCTCGTGAAGCCGCTTTCCGGGCTTCCTTACCTAAGTAAAAGGTGAAATCATGGATGAAAATCAAGAACTCAGCCCAGATGCAAAAGCTTTAATTGCGGAGCGAGAAAAAATGCTTGGCTCGGATTTCCACGAACAACCAAGTATTGCTGAGGCTACACCATCAGAACCAGAACCGCCCAAAAATACTCGACCTACCGTTGGACAATTCGGTAGAAAGGTAGTGGAATCAGTTAAGAATGTTGATTCCAGTCCAATTGCAAAATTCTTAAATGATCCAGCGCATCTTTCGGCTCTTTTGGGAATTCCAATTGGAGCATATCGTTCTGGAGCAAATTTCAATCCAATCGATCCAACGTTCTTAAAGTACAACCCACGTCCTAGCCAGCCAGCCCCAAGAACTGCTCCTGCCGCTTCTTTTGAAGAGCCTCAAACGCCTGTTTATGAGACTGCTACAGGCCAAGCATCAAAGGCAGGTAGAACTGCTGGTGAAAACATGCTGACCAATCAATCGGCAAACAAAAGTTGGGCATCGGCACCTGAAGGCAAGATTGCCACTTTAGAATCGCATGGTATTTCTGGCCCATCAATGTCTCAGTTGTATGGAGAGATGGGGCCAACCGAAGTAAAAATGATTGGTGGAAGACCAATGGAGATTCCATTAGGTGCAGCCAATTCTGCGGCTGAACCAGTTGCAAATGCTGCCGGATCTTTGTCCAATGCTATTAAAACTGCATTGCCCGGAGCGAACAAAGCCACTCAATGGATCAAAAGCGTATTGCCAACTTTAGGGATAATGGGCAAAACTGCCGGTGTACTCGGTGGAACCGCAGACACGCTGACAAGAGCCGCTCAAGGCGATACCACAGGGGCAGGAATTTCTGGCGCTGGTACAGCCTTGGCCGCCATGACACCATTCCCAGCAGATATTGCAACTGGTGGTTTAGCTTGGCTTGCAAACTATTACCGAGACAATCCAGAAGAATTGGCAAAAATGCAAGCTGAAATGAAAAAAAGAATTCAGGCTGAACGTCACAATCCGAATCCTTTTTTACGCTGATCATCGGCTGTCTCCCCGGTGATTTCCCTCCCCCAGTGTTGGGGGAGGTCTTTTTCAATGACTCACGCAGTTGGTCATGATTAAGAGCAACATGCAGATGCCCCAGAAGTAGAGCATAAACTTCACATCCCGCCCCGCTTCTCGCCAAGCTTCTTGGCCACTTCTGGGTTGAGGCTGGCCACAAACTCGATGCAAGCACTACGTTCTTTGCGGGCGTAGTCCAAGGCAACTTCTTTTTCGATCTCATGCGCAAACGCAATCAGATCAACTTCTTCGGCCACCAATGCTCCGGGCATGCGCTCATCGGTGCTGAAGTACAACTGTTTGATTTTCTCTTCGCTTAACATTTCATTCTCCAAACTTGTTTTTTAAAGTCCAATAACGCAAAAGACACTTAAACATCTCCCAATGCTGATCCAATTCTTTTTCAGTCCACTCGTGAACTTTGATCAAGCCGGGACGCTTTACCGATACGAACACGTTCGCACAACGGGCTTCTGGTAAGCCAAGGCCGTACCGGTAAGCAGCAAGTTGCATAGCGTGTTCTGGATAACCAACAACGTCATCGTCGTAATCAAAGTCCTTTGACTTGGCGTCCAACACGATCCCTGTGGGGCTTGTAGGATCAATGCCAGTGTACAAGTCAACCTTACCGCCGAAACCCATCTTGTCGGTGAACGAGCGCTCAACAATCCATGGGTTCATGGACTTCAAGTTGAAGTGCTTGGCCACTTTCTCGTCAAATGCTTTGGCGATGTCTGCGTGTTCAACTTGATGGCCACCCAAGAAGTACTTCTCAATCGACTCATGGATACGCGTACCACGCTCTGCGGCGCGTTTGGCGGTTTCCTTTGAGTCTTGGATGATCCGTTGAACAAAGTGAACTTCCGGCTCGTTTGGAAGCTGTGGAAGGGTCAGTGCCGCTAACAGCATTTGCTCCATCTTCCAAGCCTCTAAAGCGGGCTTTGCGGCCACTTTTAAGATCGTGGTGACCGAGGGCACCAGATTCATCTTTCGTGCGTCCCTGAGCGTTGTAGGCCGGTCTGAGCCGTCCTTGGCTTTAACCGTGTAGGCAGGGGCGCCCTTTTGGTCGTACCAGTGCGTTTGCTCTCCCGCTCTTGCAATAATTGTTGTCATGCAGTTACTCTCCAATGGGGAATGGCGAAACAATGATGCGTGGCTCGATGTAAACCACAGTGGCCTTCTTGGTCTTAGGGTCAACGCACTGAACCCATGTGCCATCTGCGCTTGCTGGGCTGTATAAGCCATTAGGGTCGGCTTGTGGCAGGACATATACGGCTCCCCCATCCGATGTCCGTTGAGGCATTGAAGGGTTGGTGTATTGGGTTGCGTATGGAAGACCAAACCCAACAGAGTCGCACACCTTGTGCATTTTGCCGTTCATGTCAACGATGTAGGTGGTAGTCGCTACATTGCGGTCACGCAACTCAAGGATGTCCTTCATCATGCGTTTCTCAGCAAAGTTCACGATGGCAGGCATGCCGACTTGCTGAACACCTTGCAGGCTCAGTTCTGCCTGCTTTTTGCGCTCGATCTGAGCGGCGGTTTGGGGCTGTTCACCGCAAGCCGCCAAAAGTGTTGCGATACAAATTGCAAGGATATATTTCATTTTCCGCTCCGAAGTTCGTTGTAAAAGTTACGCAGGTTGGGTGGCATCTTGTCTTCTGGGTAGACAGAGAAGCGGTGCAACACGATGGCCCGCAAAGCATCTTTGTGGGATGCGTCGGCATTCATGTACTCAAGCTGGAGGTTTTCCAGATCGCGCACCATGCCGTCGTTGTATTGCTCAGACTCTTTAAACACGGCGTTGTCAACTGCCCGATATTTAGGCGCAAAGTATGCGTAAGACTCATACCCCAAAAAGGTCAAGCCCACCATAATCAAAAGCGTCCAAAACATGACCACAAGGGCCGCAAAAATTTCTTTCATGTCATGCCCCCTTCTTCTTGGCCCACATGGCTTTAATGCGATCAGACTGGGCTTTACGGTTCTCTAGGCTCCAGCCCGTTTTCTTCTCGCCCTTGTCAAAAGACTCGATCTTGTTGTTCAACAACCGAATGATTGTGGCCGCCTCTTCCATGGCCTTCTCTTGCACTTGGATTCGTGCCTTGAGCGAGATGATTTCCATCTTGATGTTTTCTTTTTGCGCGTTAGAAATAAACATAATGCCTCCTATTGAAACCACAGATAAATGCCGTGGATGATCCCGATTGGGAAGAAAATTGCTCCTGCTAAGAGGAACCCCCACATCACATGCGCAAAGCAATAAAAGATGTGGGTCAACCATGCTGCCACGCAGGCAATGCCGATTAAGTTTTCCATGGTCAGAACGGGATGGAACTGTCGTCATCAAACCCAGTTGAGAGTGCCTCGGGTGGCGCAAACTCTTGTTCTGGTTCTGGTTTCTTGATGCCAAGGCGTTGCCACTCAGGTGACGCTTCAATCTTCTTCTTGAGGTGGTCGCTGAACTTGGCAAACAAGTCCATGTCAGGATCCTCGAGATTAAAAATCTCGTTGGGGTTCACGCCTTGGGGTAGACCAGCTTGTTTGATCATGGATGGAACTGGACTCACGCCGCTCACGTTCACATACATCTTTCCGTCTTGGCCAGCACGTTCGATCACATTCAACATGCACCACGCGCCAAGGACGTTTTTAAGGTCAAAGCGGCGCATTTCTTCATTAGAGAAGGGCTTACCCCGCCACGACTGCAAATCAAGCCTTAAATTGGCCTTATCGCTCCACGACAGCGTGTAGTTCTTAAAGATGGCAAACGGACGGCCGTCACGCATCTTGATCTCTTTTCCTGAGTCGTCTGTGCCGTGGATTTCCCAGCCCAGCATGATCTTATGCAGGAACTTGACTTGGCCCATGTACTCAGTTTTCTGAGTGCCAAGGTCAACGATGCGGTAGCACCGTGCGAGGTGCATGCCGGGAGGGGTGGACTCAAAAGAACCACCGCGGTCTTCAACAAAAAAGCTCATAATTTTCTCCATAGAAAAAGGTCAAAAAATAAAACGATGAACGCCGCTAAGTAAACGACGAACATCACACGTTCGTAGGGGGTGTAGTTACGCTTCATAGGTGATCGCCAGCATGTTTGCCAGTTGGTCATCAATCTTGCGCATCTTGGCTTCGTAGTCTTTTTCGAGGTCAGACTTCTTCTTCAAGATGTTGGTCACCATGTCGGCGGCAATGTCGCTCTTCTTGCGGAAGTCAACATCAACGACAGACTCACCGACCAAAAGATAGTCGGGGTTCCAGTCGCGCAAGTTGGTAAGGATCAGATCGCCGGGCTTGGCGTCTTCAAGGTTGTCGATGCCTACTGAAGCGTAGGTGGACAAGAAAATGTAAACTGGCAACTTCATGATTCACTCCTAAATGCAGAACTCTCTGCGCTAAACCGTTCGAATTGAACGTGATGAAATTCTAACATCAAATTAAAGCAAGCTGTAAACACTTCTTGCAAATTATTTTTTCTTGATGTTGTTTTCTTGTAACGTGAAGTTTGTGTAGAATCGGGCTTTGGGAGTTTGTTATGACATTAAAAGAATACTTTGACAGCGATGTCCGCGGGGCGAAGTCAGAGATGGCTGAGTACCTTGGGATCACAACAACGTGGCTGGCGCTCTTGATTGCGATGCGCCGTCAAGCCTCACCAGCGTTAGCACGAAAAATTGAAGCCGCTACAAGCGGACTGGTAACAAAAGAAGAATTGCGCCCCGACCTCTGGGGTTAAATAGTGGCCCGCTTTTGGGTGTTTTAGGAGATCAAAATGAAAGTTGTACGGTTAGATCAAATCCGCCTTGACGGCGGCACACAGATGCGTGAGCACCTTGACCAAAACGTGGTCAAAGAGTACGCAGAAAAAATGAGGCAAGGGGAGGTGTTCCCGCCATTGATCACAATGTTTGATGGCTCAACACATTGGTTGGTCGACGGGTTCCACCGTTACTTGGCCTACCAAGCCGCAGGCAAACAAGGCGCCAACTGTGAAGTTCATACCGGCACACAAGAAGACGCCATCTTCATGGCCACCTCGGTCAATGGAACTCACGGACTTCAGCGTAGTAACGCCACCAAAAAGAAGTGCGTAGAAGTGGCTCTGGCCTCCTCTAAAACCGCTGGCTGGAGCAACATCAAGATTGCAAAGCACTGCGCCGTGTCTGAGACTTTTGTGGCCGCCATTCGTGACCCGGAAGTCAAAGCCAAGCAGGCCGAGAACATGCAAAAGCACGTTGAGAAGAAGGCCAAGGCCCCAGTTAAACTGGACTCAACTGAAACTGACACCCCAGTTAAACTGGACGACTTCGGCCCCTCAGACGAAGAGATTCGTGCTTCTGAACGTGCCCACAATGAATTCTTGGAGTTCATGCAAGAGGCCTTTGAGGCTGATGACGTGCTGGCTGACACCTCTGAGAAGCTGAAGCAAGCCTTGCTTGAGTTGCACCACCTCAAGATCACAAACAATGGTTTGGTTAACACCAACACCGAACTGACCAAGATGGTCAAATCCCTCCAACGACAACTCGACAAAGTTAAAAAATGACCAACGTCCTAGCACCAAGTGGGTGTGATGATGGAACTACATTCCCTGAACCACGCCCGTTCCAATCTGCCGCCCATCAAGCCCTTCGCCAAGGGTTCCGTGATGGCCACAAGAACCAGTTGATCATGGCCCCCACCGGGGCTGGTAAAACTTACCTCGGCTTGCGTATCTGCAACGAGGCCATGCAAAAAGGCAAACGTGCTGTGTTTCTGTGTGATCGCACCACGCTGATCAACCAGACCTCAGCCGCCGCCGACAACTATGGGCTGACCGAACACGGCGTGATTCAAGCGGATCATTGGAGGCGCCAGCCCCACCAGTTGCTTCAGATCGCCTCAGCACAGACTATCGCCAAGCGTGAGTACTGGCCACAGTTGGACGTGCTGGTGGTTGATGAGGCTCACACCCAGATGAAAATCTGGACTGAGTACGCCATGTCAACTGGGGCGGCTGTGATCGGTCTGTCTGCAACGCCGTTCTCGCCGGGTCTGGGAAAGATATTCTCAAACCTCATAAACGCCACCACAATGAACGAACTGACTCAGTCAGGGGTGTTGGTTCCCATGCGCGTTTTCTCGTGCACAAAGCCCGATATGACCGGCGCAAAGACCGCTGGCGGTGAGTGGACTGACGTGGCGGCCGCCGAGCGTGGCATGGAGATCGTCGGGGATGTGGTATCGGAGTGGATTCGCTATTCTGAGCGCCGCAAGACAATTGTGTTTGGTGCGACGATTGCCCACTGCAAACAACTGGCCTCTGAGTTCACCCGCCACGGCATCATGGCCGCGGTATTTACTTCGGAGACAACTGCCGCCGAGCGTGAACTACTGTTGAAAGAGTACAGGAAGCCCAACAGCATGCTGAAGGTCTTGATCAGTGTCGAGGCCTTGGCAAAAGGTTTTGACGTGCCTGACGTGGGTTGTGTGTGTGATGCAAGGCCCTTGCGCAAGTCGTTGTCGACGGCCATTCAGATGTGGGGTCGTGGGCTTCGGTCATCGCCTGAAACTGGTAAGACCGACTGCATCTTGCTGGACTTCTCGGGCAACATCATCCGGTTTGCCGAGGACTACACCGAGATCTTTTTCAACGGCTTGGCCGAGTTAGATTCGGGGGAGAAGCTGGATAAGAAGATCCGCAAGGATGATGACTACGAACTGAAGGGTTGCCCGCGGTGTGGGTACAAGCCGTTTACGAAGCGCTGCATGGCGTGTGGTTTTGAGAAGAAGCCGCAAGCATTGATCGAACAACGTCCGGGGGAGATGAAAGAGATCTTCATTGGCGAAGGCAAGAATCGAAAGAAACTTGCAGACGATGCGAGGCATCTTTGGCATCAGTTATGCAGTTATGCGCGGATGCACAGCGCTCCTGAGAAGCAGTCTGGTCGTGCTTGGCACTTGTATAAAAATATTACGGGGCAAGAAACGACGTGGCAGTTCTCAACGGCCCCGCAAGTTGAAATTACGCCAGCCGTTAAGAACAAGATCACGCAGATGAACATGAAGTGGAAGAAGGGGGTAGGGAAATGAGTTTCATCGACTTTGCCCGCGCCCACGGCGTTGACATCAACCCCGACCGGTTGTTTGCGTCCGAGCGCATTCGCCGGTGCGGGACGGTTGACAAACCCCGGTCGACCAATGGCGCCTACTTTTGGGATGGCCAGCGTGGTTGGGTTTTTAACTGGTCTGAAGGTGCTCGAGTTGAGTGGTATCAAGACCCCAACGCAAAGCCATGGACAGACGCCGATAAAGACGCTTGGAAGCGCCAAAGGCAGCACGAGGCACAGAGGCGTCAGTCTGAGCAACAAAAGGCTGTAGAACGCGCTATGGAGTTGCTTAAACACGCCGAGC